TAAACCTACGCCATTGATTGTGCTTGAGCCTGTAATAGCTCCATCTACTTGTAGTGTAGAAGCCATATCTACAGCACCGTCTATATCTACTACGTCTAGGTTAGTAGTTCCGTCTACGTCTATATCGCCTGAGATGTCTAAGGCTGTACCGATTAAAGTTTGTGTAAAAGTAACTTGTCCATTAGAGGCAATAGTCATAGCATCTACGTCTGAGGCAGAACCTATTGTTTTACCGTCACCAATAATAAGGTCGTCAGTTAGTGTAACTATGCCTGTAACACCTAATGTGCCACCAACAGTCATATCGTCAGTTACGGTTAAATCATCTTGTACTTTTAAATCTACAACGCTAAGACTAAGCAAAAGCATCAACTACTGCTGCTCCGCTTCCTGCTCCGTCTGAGTAAACTACTTTTACATCTCCTGCAGGAATAGTAATATTAGCTCCACTACCTTGAGAAATTATTATATTTTGTGAACCTGTAGTTCCGTTTTCTATGAACCAAAGTTTTGATACGGTATTAGGACCTATAGTAATAGTACAAGCCGAATCAAGAGTACCTGTATATTTTAAATATAAAGATCTACCNGGATCAGTAGAACCGTCAGCTATTGTGGTTGTGTGAGTATCAGCGTTAGTAGTTATACCTTCTGTACCAAAGCTAAATGCTTCACCGATTAATTCTAAATTTGTGTTAGTAGAAGTTCCCCAAGTACCTGCCTCATCACCTGTGGCTATTTCTTTTAACCTTAAATCGTTTACGTAAGTTGCCATTGTTTATCTCCGTGCAAATTTATTATAAGTTGTTTTTTCATAAAAGTTAAGCTACTTGTTCCCAATTAGGGTCAGTAGTATCTGTTACAGTGTTCCATGTAGTTGTTTGTGCATCATCTGTTAAGCTCCAAATGAATATAAATCCTAATAAACCTTCTGCTTGTTCTAATTCAAGTGATATGTTTGCTTTGCAAACTGTAGTGACCGTTCCTAAAGAAGAAGTACACGCAAGACCAGTTATAAAAACGTTGTTTACCGTATTAACCGAACTAGTACCTAAAGCTGAAGTACTACTTAACCCAGAAACAGATAAATTATTATTTGTAACTAGCGTAGAGGTGCCTAAAGCTGAAGTACTACTTAACCCAGAAACAGATAAATTATTGTTTGTTGATAAAGTTGCTGTACCTAAAGCTGAAGTGCCACTNAAACCACTTACGGTGATATTATTTATTGAAGTTGTTGTAGCTGTGCCTAAATTACCTGCTGCTAATAAACTTGAAACAGATACATTAGCTTCAGCTTGAATAGTTACACTAACAGCACCTAAACTAGCAGTAACTCCACCTACTGAAGCTATGGCTTGTGCGTTAACTGCTACAACTGGTGTGCCTACTGAACCTGAAGCTGGTGCGGTGATTGAAACAGGAATACTGCCTTCACCATAAGCGAGTTGTCCCCAAGTACCTCGACCCCAACCGTTTAGGAACTCAGCCATTTTAGGCTATACGTATAATCGCTGTACTTGCTGCTGCTGCTGGGAAAACTATAGTAAAATCGCCTGCGGTAGATGTTTTATCTCCACCAAAGTCAATTGCTGCTACTGACTTATCACTATTAGTGTCATTATAAATGAGACAACCTCTAGCTGTTACGGTAGCATTACTAAAAGTAAGGTCAGAAAAATCAGTAAAACCTGTAGTTCCACTTGAAGTGGGAGCTACGTTAGTAAGTGCTGCACCTGTAGCTGTGTAGTTAGTTCCACTAGCTTCATTAGTACTAGAATACGCAGTTGTAGTAGCATCTAATGTAGCTGAACTTGTATATAAAGCTAGTTTAAAACTATTACCGCCAGTGGCTGAAAAGTTATGCGTAGCTTCTAAAAGTTCTTTTTTAAAGCTGGTAGTTAATGTTGATGTTATAGCCATTTTATTTGAGCTCCTTTATAATCTTAGCCATGTCTTCATGACCTTGTGAGGTAAGTTCGCCGTTTATGGTCACTACCTTACTGTTGATTGCTTGTTTAATATGATATAATACTTGTTCGTAAATAGCTAGTCTATATGCTTCAGCTTGTTGTCGTATGTGAGGTGCTGCATTTTCTGATATGCCACATATTCTAGCTGTACAACGTTCAGCCCAAAATTCAGGGCTGTGCCCTTTAAATTCTGTAGTTGCTACACCTATATTACCTAATCCTCCTTTAGTATCTACTTCAATCATGCTTGAGGTTCTCTCCTTATTTCATCATATCTAAATTGATCTCTTGTATCTTTACCTTCACCTAAGTTTTTAAGCATAGCTAAAGCCTCTTGAAATTTTTGTTCGTAAACTGGTATTGACTCAAAGTTTTTTAAGTATATACAAGCTTCTACTAAACTACCGTATAACATAGCGTTAATTGCATTTTCAGATAACCAAGTAGCACTACCAGAAACCGTTAAAGATTGGGGTCTGTAAAAATAATGCAACTCAAAAGTAAATCCTGTACTTGGAGTAGGAGTAATTATAAATCTGCTTTCATCAAACTCTGCGTAGTATTCAGGTGTACCTGTGGTTGCTGCTGCGGGCTGATAATCTCGTATAAAAGATACATGTTTTAATTTTAAATAGTTGTAATTATTACTACTGTCTATAACCGCTAAACTAAACGGAGCTAAAAAATCACTAGGACTCGCTAAGTATGTATTACTAGCTGTGCTTGTACCTGTAACGTTTTTTCTAAAAACATCGAGTTGAACTGATTTTAATATACGCTCTTCAGTGCTTTTTATAAAATTAGGAATATTAGTTACTAAACTACTTTCTGTACTTTCAATGTAATCTTGTATTGCGGTGGTAAGTGTTGCGTTTGTCCAGCTCATAGTGTTATGTTACTATAGTTACGTCACCAAGACTACTCGTTACTTGTGTCATGGTAAATTTAGAACCTATCGTATTACTGTTCCCCGCAAACATAATAGGCGAACTAACACCATTTGAATCAACAGGGTTAGAAACTATAACTTTACCTAAATGTATAGTAGGTGCAGACTCTGTAGGTCTTGGGTCTCTTAATGCTTCTGGGTCTACTCTATGTGATATAGGGTCAAGTTGTGGATGTTTAGGTTCATAGCATTCTTCACAAACTCTTAAAGAGTTCCATTCTTTTTTAAGTTCAAGATAGTTATATACAAAACCACACCTGTCACACCTTGCTAAAGAGCGTTTACCAGAAGCGTAAGCCATTAATAAGAACCTCTAGCTGGTGTTAAGTGAAGAGAAGCTCTGCCTCTATCTTCTTGTGCAGCAAGTTGGAAATCTTGTTCGTATTGTTGTTTTAAAATACCTGCTTTTTCTGGGTTCTTTTTTAAAGCTAAATAATAAGATAACCCACTAGCCATACAAGGTATAAATCTAGATGGTACTTCTGGGTCTTGGTTAGAAGCTGTAACGTCGTCTATCCTTTGTATTGTATTAGCTACTAGTTTATATGTATTAACACTATCTGGTGTTGGCCACAATTTTACTACTGGAGTAGTTTGTCTATCTAAAAATATCTGACTAGGTCTGCCAGTAACAGATTTATCAGGTATGTTTAAATACTCTGTTCTACCTATACGTTCTATACTTAAATCAGTGGTATTAGAATTACTGTCAGTTTGCCGTATAACAGCCGAAACTATATCGATATCATAAGAATTAAGGGTATAACTAGCTGTACCTGAGCTTAAATTAGTTGTAACTTGGTCTATTGTCCAAAGGTTTACACCTCTATTTGACCAATCAGCGAACATTATATTTAATGATCGCCTAGCAGTTTCTGCGTCATAGCCTGTTCTAAGTTCTATGCCAGCTAGTTCATAAGCTTCTTCTATAGTGTCAGCTATATTTAAAGCAAAAGTTTTGGTACCCGAGGTAGCCATTATTAAAACTCTTTTATAACCGTAAGCACTATAACGTAAGAGTCTCCACTAGCATGACCAGTGGTCGTGAGTTTTATATCACCAGTTTTACCACCTGATGCTGCTGTATTTTGTAAACCACCAAACTCTGTAAAATCAATCTCGTCACTGTAGTCAGAATTTAAATCCCAACATATAGTGTTTGTACTGGCGTTCCAAAGTAGTTTTACACTCATACCAAAAGTTGAGTAAGTAAGTTTAGCTAGTTTGCATCCAGTGCATGTCGCACCATCGCCTTTTCTTGCTGCTAAAGCACTTACATCAATCTTAGTTACAGCTGACTCACCTGTTCCATCTGATGTGTTAGTTAGCTGTATAACAGCTTTTCTATCATCATCAACAATAGTTGTTGAGGTTACTGCATCTGCCATAATTTACTCCTATTAAGCGATTTGTACGTATTCAATAATAAATGTGAAAGAACCTGCAGTTGTTGCGTCTACTGTGTTAGTAATATTACAGTAAATAGTTCTTGCTGTGTCTGTGTACTGCACTGAAGCTGGAGCTGTAGTTCCATCTTGAGTTTGCAGAACTAAACTGGTTACAGTTACATTGTGAGCAACAACAGTTGTACCGCCGTCAAGTATTTCATCAGTTTGAGCTGCAACAATTTGTGCACCTGAGCTAGAAGTACCTACTTCGTAACC